AGAAATTACAGATGATGATTTTAAAAGAGTTGCTCTTTGTGCACATGAAAGAGATATTACTTTCAATAAGATGGTAGGACTCATATTGAAAGATGGTTTGGGCAAAGCAGAACATAGATTTGAACATGATAATAAACCACAGCTTTTAAATGAGGATAAGTGATACAATTTGAAATTATTCGTTGGAAGAACTTTTTAAGTACTGGCAACGTTTTTACTGAAGTACCACTTAATAAAAATTCAAATACTCTGATAATTGGCGACAATGGTGCAGGTAAATCTACTATACTAGATGCTTTAACTTTTGGATTATTTGGTAGACCATTTAGGTCAGTCAATAAGGCACAACTTATCAATTCCATAAATCAAGGTGGAACTGTTGTAGAAATTGAATTTAGTATTGGTAATAAAAAATATATAGTAAAAAGAGGTATAAAGAAGAACTTTTTTCAAATATATTTGGATGGTTCTCTTTTAAATCAAGACGCATCTGTTAGAGACTATCAAGAATTCCTTGAGAAAACCGTTCTAAAATTAAACTATAAGTCTTTTACTCAGATTGTTCTTTTGGGTAGTTCTACTTTCATCCCCTTTATGCAGCTCAAAACTTCTGATCGTAGAGCTATCATTGAGGATCTTCTTGATATTGAAATTTTTTCTGTAATGAATCAACTTCTTAAAAGTAAGGTTGCTATTAACAAAGATATTACAGGAACGGTTGATATTTCACTTGGATTGGCTAGAGGTGAAGAGAGCTCAACTAAACATTTAATTGAAAAGCTTAAAGAAAATAAAACTTCTCAAATTAAAAAAAATAAAAAAGACATAAAAGAACATGAAGATTATCTGGAAGATTATAAAAAGAAAAATACAGGAATTAATCAAGAAATTGAAAAATTTCATATAGCTATATCTGATGAATCTAAAGTAAGAGAAGAAGTTAAATCATTACTTACTTATAAGAGCGATATTGAAAGAGGTATTCTTCAATCTGAAGAAGACATAGAGTTTTACGAAAATAACAAAGAGTGTAATGTATGTCGGCAAGATATACCAGAGGATTTTCGTGAAAAAATGATTGAACTTTTTCATGGTAAGATGCACCAGATGAGCAGTGGAGTAGTTAAATTGGGTGAGAAACTTAGTGAAATGAAACATAGAACTGATGATATTGATAAAACTCTTGAAAAAATACAAAGCTTTAAAAATGATATAATAAAAAATCAAAACAGTATACAAGTATGTACTCAATACATCAATAAGGTTTCTAATCAGAATGATGAAATATCACAAATGATAGATGATATAGATATTAGGAGATCTGCACTTGAAAGTATAAAAGAAAATATTACGACATATACTGAAGAGAGGGAAAGATTATCAAAGGAAAAACATCTGTATGAACTAGCAACAACTCTTCTTAAAGATACAGGAATTAAGACTCGTATTATTAAACAGTATCTTCCAATTATTAATAAACTGATAAATAAATATTTGTCAGCGATGGATTTTTACATTACATTTGAACTTGATGAAAATTTTAATGAAACTATAAAATCAAGACATCGCGACGAATTTACTTATGCCTCTTTTAGTGAGGGGGAAAAAATGAGAATAGATCTTGCTCTTCTTTTCACTTGGAGAGCTGTCGCTAAACTCAAGAATAGTGTAAATACCAATTTATTAGTACTTGATGAGGTGTTTGATAGTTCACTAGATGCTTCGGGTACAGATGAATTTTTAAAAATACTTTATGATTTAACACACGGCACATCTTCAAACATAAATGTATTCGTGATAAGTCATAAGGGTGAAGTGCTATATGATAAATTTGAGAAAACGATAAAATTTCAAAAACAAAAAAACTTTTCAACATTGGATGCATAATGTCTGATATAATAACTGTGGGTGCTGACTTTTCACCCAAAACTACATACAAATTTAAAAAAGATGATTCTGAGCTCTCTCTTAGAAAAATAGATTTACTTCCAGAAGATCATCCAGTTTTACATCAAGAACCTCTTACTTGGATTTTTGATCCACCACAAGCAGACCCCAAGCTTATGTACGATATAATGCTTGAGAATATGGTGTATCATCATGGACTAGGATTATCTGCCAATCAGATAGGAATGCCAGTAAAAGTTTTTGCAATGAGAATAGATGAGAGCGACAATGCAATAGTGTGTTTTAATCCAGAAATAAAAGAAGAATCAGAAGAACTGGTCATGATGACTGAGGGTTGTTTAAGTTTTCCGTCATTGTATCTGAACAAAAGAAGACCTAAAGAAGTGACCATTAGGTATCAGAATGCGGATGGAGATTTTATTGATACTCAGTTTGAGGGTTTAGCAGCAAGAGTTTTCCATCATGAAATGGATCACATGGAAGGCAAAACTTTTCTGGATGGAGTTAGTAAAATTTTACTACAGTCAGCTAGAAAAAAACAAAAAACATTAATAAAAAAGGCAAAAAAAGATGGAAGAAGAACTCCATATTGAAAGACACGGCTCTTCTCGTAAATCAAAAAGGTTTGCGAATAAACGTGAAAGAGTTCAAGTAAAGAATTATTTAAAAGGAAAATCAATAGAAGATTTTGTTGATGAAACTGATGACGATGATATAGAATATGAAGAAATACCATATAAAAATTAAAGACAAAGTAGTTCATAGAACAGATGATATGAAGAAAGCATTACAAGTAATTGCTAAGATATTTCGTGATGGTCATGGAGAAGTATCTTTTCACGGTGGTAGAATAGGAAAGTGGTGGAATAAATAATATGATAAAAATAGAGAAAGGCAATTACCATGCCATTATATGATTTTAGATGTGAAGAATGTGATTACACCGAAGAAATACTTACATCTTCCGCGGGAAGTTCTGAGATAGCTTTAACGTGTCCAGAATGTGAAAAAGAAACTATGAAAAGGAAAGTAGGTCTTAGTAGCTTTCAACTAAAAGGTGGTGGTTGGTATAAAGATGGTTATACCAAAAAACCAAAATAATATATATACGAAATAGAGATGCTGGTACTAGGTACAGCGCAGATGACTACTGACTAACTCCTAGCCGACAAGATTAGTCTCTTGTTTAATAGAACTTACGGTGGCAAGTACAACCAAGAAACATTTTCTTTTTATTTGAAAATGTAAGTAAGTTTGGATTTGCATCTCTACTTTTACAAAACTTGATAATCATAAATACTTTTGTTAAACTTTAAGTTGTAACCTTAATCATAAGGAGTTCCCCCAATGTCCTTTAGCGTACAGTTACCCACTTATCAAGTAGAAACCAAAACTGATGTTACATTATATCCATCCCACACAGAAGCAAACAATCATTATCAAAAATTTGTAGATAAAAATGTTCCTTGTGAATTATACGAGGATGGAAAATTACAAAAGGAATTTAAACCCAATTAAAAGATTTTATTATGAAAAGTGAAAACGGAGCAGGGAAGCTGCTCTTTCAATATGAAGAAGATAAAACTTTAGCAGAAGTGATGGAGTATATCGCAGGAACTTACTCTGAACATTATGGTGACCAAAAATTTCAGATTCAGGACGTATTTGAGCAAATGGATATTGCTGAAGAATTCGTTAGAGGTGCCGCGATGAAATATCTGTTTCGTTTCGGAAAGAAAGAAGGCAAGAATCGGAAGGATTTGTTAAAATGCATGCACTATGTATGTTTATTATATCACTATTCATTTAAGCCGGAAGGGCTAAAAAAATGAGAATTATTGACGATGTTAAGCTTGATTTCAGTGACGTGCTGATCTCGCCAAAGAGATCACAACTTACCTCACGCAAAGACGCAAAACTTACCAGATCATTTACATTCAAACACTCAAAATTTACATGGAGTGGTATCCCAATAATTGCCGCCAATATGGATCACACAGGCACCAACGCCATGGCTCATGTTCTTATGGAATACCCTATGCTTACAGCTCTATGTAAGTTTGTCGAATCTACAGAGTGGGGATGGAACAAGAACATAATAAGAACAATTGGATTAGATCAAAATCTAGACAATTTACCCTATGATTCTGACTCAGCGCCATGGATTTGTCTTGATGTAGCGAATGGATATACTGAACGATTTTGTGATTATGTTTCCTTGATGAGAGAACACGAAGCAACCAAAAACAAAATAATCATAGCTGGAAATGTATGTACACCAGAAGCCACAGAACAGATAATCCTTGCTGGTGCTGATGTTGTAAAAATTGGTATCGGGCCTGGGAGTGTTTGTACAACTCGGAAAATGACAGGTGTAGGATATCCACAACTTTCAGCAACGATAGAATGTGCTGATGCAGCTCATGGTTTGGGTGGACACATTATTACTGATGGTGGATGTACGGTGGTAGGAGACATTGCTAAAGCATTTGGTGCTGGTGCTGACTTTGTAATGTTAGGTGGAATGCTCGCAGGTCATTGGGAATGTGAAGGAGAAGTTGAAAATGACACAATGACATTTTATGGTATGTCCTCTGATGACGCTCAACTAAAATACTACGGAGAAAAGAAATCACATCGGGCAGCAGAAGGAAAGAAAGTTGAAGTTCCATTTCGGGGTAATGTTGCAGATACAATACAAGATATTTTGGGTGGATTGAGAAGTGCTTGTACTTACGCTGGAGCCAAAACTATAAAATCATTACCTAAGTGTACTACATTTGTAAAAGTACATAGACAATTAAACGAGGTTTTTTCATGAGTAAAAAACAATGGTATAGCTGGGAAGAGATGACAAGAGATGTTGGTTCGTTGTGTCGAGGAATCACCATAGACAAGTTTGACCCTCAAGTAATTGTTGGATTGTCTAGAGGTGGATTGACTCCGGGCGTGATGATATCTCATTGGATGAATAAACCATTCAAACCAGTTCAGGCAGCACTCAGAGATTTTGCTGAGTGGGAAGATTATCTACCAAGAAAAACTGATGAACGTGTTTTGATAGTTGATGATATTTGTGATTCGGGTGAAACATTTGAGAAAATATCAGAACACATTCATAAAAATAATAGTAAGTGTGATGTTCGGTTCGCCAGTTTAATCTGGAATAATGAAATTAAGTTTGAGCCTCACTACTACGCACAGGAAATGGCGAAGGATTCGGAGAACATTTGGTTAGAATTTCCGTGGGAATCTTTCTGGCTAGCTCCGGTTTAGTCCAATCGCGGTGATTGGACATTGTGAATCGCTGGAAGGCGATTCTTTTTTTAACCCCTATCTCGGAAGGAGATTTGTATGAAGAAAATTATAGCACTAGTTGTAGGAGCAGTAATTCTTATTGCTTCCAGTGTTTCACTAATTAGTAAAGAAAATGTAAAAGTTGGATACCTCTTGGTGGGCCCAAAAAATGATGGCGGATGGTCAATGCGTCACGAACAGGGTTTTCAGTCATTGACAAAGTATGGTCACAAAGTATTTGGAATTGAAATGGCTCCAGAAGCAGAAGCTGCAAAGTTGTTAGGTAAACTTGCACGAAAGAATGATATTGTTTTCGCAACATCATTTGGTTACATGGATGGTATG